GACTTTGAACTGGCAGTCAAAGCAAGTGCTATGTACTGTGTTTTGTGGGATTTCAAACAATTTATGCGTGATGAAATCAAATACAATGGCAACCTTACTGACAAGGAATATGAACTCGCAGAACGATTCCAAGAAAAATTCTTTGAGATTTTGCAGGACAACGCTATTTCGTTAGATTAACATCTATAACATATGCCACAAGTTACATTAGAATTTTACAAGTATGATTCTGTTGTAGCTGAGATGCTCCAACAAGGCTTGGCTTGCTCCGAAATTGTTGCTAAAATATTAAACACAACTGCAACAAGGAAGCAAGATGCAAAGGTAAATTCATTTAGAAAGTATATTTTTAGGCACAAAAAAAGAATACTTGACCAACACGAAGGAATCTACCAAGCCACCAACAATTTAGATGTCCCAAATACCTCCACGAAGAATATGTGGATAAAGAATAAAGAAGCATCACTATTCGTTGTTAATCCTAACTATAAAAAGCCAGAGGCAAAAGGACAAGAAGATTTTAAAGAAGCATTACTAAAAGATATTAAAGAGTATGTTCCTAAATTCCCACAAATAGAAAGAAAATTTCAAGAAGATGGACATTTATTAGTAATAGATATTGCCGATTTACACATTAATAAATATGCAACATCAGATTTAACTGGCGCAGAGTACAATAGTAAATTAGCAGTTGAAAGGGCAATATTAGGAACAAAAGGGTTGCTGCAAAAATCAAGCGGATTTAATATTGATAAAATAATTTTTGTAATTGGTAACGATGTATTAAACACCGACAATCTAACCCATTCAACAACAAAGCAAACACCACAAGACACAGATGTAAGTTGGTATGAAGCCTTTATGATAGCTAAAAAATGTTATGTAGAATGTATTGAATTATGTTTATCAGTTGCAGATGTAGATGTAGTCCATTGCCCATCAAACCACGATTTTATGAGTGGTTGTTTTTTAGCACAAGTTATTAGCACATATTTTAAAGACTGCAAAAATATTACATTTGATATTAGTCCATCATATAGAAAGTGTTATAGATACTATAATAATATGATTAATTTGGAACACGGAGATAAAGGTAAAGCATTAGACTTGCCACTTATTTATGCTCAATCAAATCCTAAAATGTGGTATGAAACTAAATTTAGATATGGCTACCTGCACCACGTACACCACCAAGACAAAAAGCAATTTCAGTCAAGTAAAGATTATGTAGGAGTAAATATTACATATCTTCGTAGTCCAAGTTCAGCCGATATTTGGCATAGCGACAATGGATTCTTAAATATGGTAGCAGTAGAGGGTTTTATACATTCAAAAGAATATGGTAGAGTAAGCCATTTAACACATTATTTTTAATGAGAAATCACTCACTAACCTCTAATTCTAACGATAATGGATAATACATCATTCATTATAATGGATTGCATACACCCTATTTTTGATAAAGAATTTGACAAAGATTTGTTGGAATACATTGACATACCTACCAACGAATATAACGATGAGGTGTTTGTGTTTGATGTTAAAGAAGTGAGGATAAAGTATTTTTATAGTACAAAAACGCTAATAAAAGAAAGGATGACAGACACTACTGTTATTGTGCTTACCGATGACAACGAGTTGTTAAGTAAATTAGAAATAACCGAATTTATTTTTATATTTTTTAAGGATTACGCTGAAAAGTTGAAGCAATATTTTCCAGAAATAAAAGACTAATTATGAGCATAACAGAAAGAGTAAACAACTACAAAACCAAGTATGAATATGGTTTTATTAAATCAGAAATAGAAACTTTATTAAAAGAATATCCTATTGATATGGATAGATTTAATCTATCTATGATGGGGCATACTTGTATGTTGATAGACAATGAAACAATATGGTATCATTGCGACATTATAAAGGCTATAAAGTATAGTGTTAGGTTGTATAAGTAAACTATTTTTGTTCATCTATGATACCCAGCATTACCAACAAAGCAACAACACCGCCTTTAAAGAATCTGCCTACATTCTTGACTATTGCTCTGTATTGATAGAGCATTGAAACAAGGTAAAAAAACAAAACGAATAAAACTAATATCAAAGGCTTTAATGCTACAATTTCTTGATTACTCATTCTTATTTTTCTTGGCAACACGATAAGAAGCCCACATTGAAACTACTAATGCACCTAACTTGGCAAAGTCATATATGGTATCGTAGATGCCGACTAAATTCATATTGCCAAACCAATCTGATGTCCATACACCTGCTTGAATGATGACCGATGTAATGATGACTAAAATGCTATTGTCGGGATGTTGGGAATGTATCATAATAAGTTTTCGTATTGTTTAGGAGTATAAGGTATCAAAGGTACATCTTTTAACCACATAAATTCTTCTTTTGCGCATTCAATTTCTCCAACCGAAATTATCCAATTATCGTAAAAATCTTGGATAGGATTATAATATGAATATGGCGCATATAACTGCCCGACTAATTCATCTTTTTGTAATTCAGTAAGTAAGCCTACATAAAGTAGTTTTTCTTCTTGTGTTAGTTCTGTTAGTTTCATACTTGTCTACTTAAACTTGTTTGAAATGCTTGTACTAATGTATAAAATGTATTTGCCTCTGCATCGCTAAATCCAGTTCCAATACTTGCAAAAGCGCATTGTCTATTTGTATAACCAGCAGCAGTTCCATTTGCATTTCTTGCTCCAATATATATATTTTGTGATGGAAAATTATTTACCGAATTTAATAATATTGATTCTGTTTTAGTGGTTCTTCTAAATAATTTTGTATTGTTTGAAGTCGTTCTTGTTGCTATTCCAAGAGCAAGTGTATTAGTAAATGTAGCTTCGGCTAAGAAATCTGTTGGTAGTGCATTAACAACTGCTATCGCGACCGATGCAGACCTAAGAGATAAATATGTAAAATCTTGACCTGCACCACCATTTGCACCCATATCAATGGCATTTGTTGTGTTGCTCGTTCTTGAATAGTAAGATATATGGGTGTCGTTTTGCGATAGTAAATTTATATTGTAACCAGTATTGGCAAAAGCATTAGTTCCGTTAGGTAATGCCCCATTTGCTGAATGAGTCCAAAATCCGTTAAATGATAGTGTATACAACGATGTATTCATAAAGTTATATCTGTGCTTTGCTGATGTACCACCAACCATAGGATAGATAGCATTGAATTTACCAGTTAAACTATTCGCATCCAATCCTGCTTCAAATGTATTCAAAGCATTTAAAATAGTTGTATCGGTTTCGCCAGTTGCTGCTATCCAAGCAGTTGTTAGAGGTAGATAGCCTTGTGGTCTTATGTATATTAATCTTCTACCCATTATATTCTGGTTGTTTTTAAAGATGCTTGTAGATTAGTTAATGCACTATTCGATGTGGTTACCAATGTTATCTTATCACCAACTGCAACTGTGTTTGCTGCACTTGCATTAGCAGTTGCTATGGTGCTACTTACCGATACTGCGCTTATGCCAGTTACATCTACTCCATTTATCTTTACCGCTACTGTGCAAGTGCCAGAAGCAGAGATAATTTTTAGTTGATTAATAGTGTATGCATATTGGGCATAAAGTTCTAATGTATAGGTTGTTGCTGCTATGCTTGAACCACCATCTTGAAGAGATAGGTTTTCAACTTTTAACGCATTAAAAGCACTCCAGTCAGCAGATGACAATGCGCCTCTGTTAGATGCTGAAGCAGTAGGTAAATTGAAGTTATGAATTCCAGATGCTGAACTTATTGCAAAGTCAGTTCCACTTGTTCCAACTGCAAATGTTTGCACTTGTTCAGTAAGCCCATTCAATGCAGTTAAGCCAGTTGTGAATGTTGTTATTACTTGGCATAGATGACTATTTTCCGTGTGCAATGTTATTGTTCTGCCACTATGAGTAACATAAATTCTTATTGCTAATCTATCGGTCAATGCAAGTGTTGTTTGCGGTACTGCTATTGCAGTAAAATACAAGTCAATAGTAGTGCCTCCAGTTATTGCTTCTGGTGTTGCTGAATTCGATGCAATCAAAGTTAATGTTGCCCCATCCCACTTATGTAATTCAATATAAAATGATGGTGAACCACCGCCACTTGATGCGCTGAAATATGTTTCAAAGTTCCAGTTGCCTGCTGGAATTACTAACTGATTTGGGTCATTTGCATCAGTAATAAATGATTGAATGTAACCATTTGTTGCAATAGTAAAATCAGTACCAGTGCCAATAATAGGTGTTCTATTAACCTCACGCATTGCCACACCTCCAAATGTGCCTTGAGAAACTGAACCATTTAAGTAGTAATTAACTGATGCACCACCGCCATTACTTGATGGGAAATTAGCTAATGAACCATCACCTCTCACATATTGGCTTGATAATCCTGCACCAGTTACCGCTATTGTTCCACTTGTTGTTATCGGACTACTTGCAACGCTGAATGCTGATGGCATTGATAAACCTACACTTGTAACTGTACCACTACCAGCACCAATATCACTTAACATTGCAAAGGTTTGTGTCCCTGCTGCTTTGTTTGGCAATTCAAATGTAACATTGTTAGCTAATGCAGTTGCCTTAATTGTACCAGCACCAAATGATGGGTTTTGAATTGTCATAGAATCTGGATAAACACTTAATGCATTCCCAGAACTATCTTCCATTAAAATATTTGAAGAATTAACTTGCACATAATTGCCAGTGCCATTGTCAATTTTTATAGCAGTTGTTGAGGTGTTGCCAGTATCTAACACTTGTTGGATGTTAGGTGTAGCACCAGCACCACCACCAATGTAGCTAACTGTATAAGGTGCAGTTAATAATGTTACTACTATCCTATCATTTGCAACATCGTAATAACGATGGTAGTTAGCGCTACCATCACTAAAGATTGTTGCTGGATAATCTTGACCATACATAAAATTATAATCAACTCCTAAATAATTACCACCAATTGTGCCTGCTTCAATAGTTACATTTTGCAAACCACCATTAAATTTAAATCCGTTAGCATATTGCTTAAATGTATTACCTATACAATTAATGCCAAGTTCATTATTTTCTGTACCTTGTTCAAAAATATTATTTGAACACCCATCTGCAAGTATATTTAAACTTGAGCCTATTCCAAAAACATTAGAATTAGATGTATCTCCAAGTTCATTATTTTGTGCTGATTGATAAAATACATTATTTTCATTATCAAGAACTAAAATATTATTTTCTGCATTTTGGTGAAATGTATTATTCTTGCAAGCCCCAGTTAAAGAAGTTGTACCTTGTTCAGCAGCACTATAAAAAACGTTATTACCTCCATCTTTAATGTATACACCACCTATAGCAGTAAACACACCAGTAACCAAGTCAAATGTTCCAAACAAACCACTTGTTACATCAATAGCATATTGGTAGATTTGATTACCAACACCACCAGCAGCCATTGTAAGATATAATGAACTACCATCATCAATAAGATAATTCTTTAATGATACCAAATCACCAGCCAATGCTAATGCTTGCATATCAGCTAACAAAATCTGCTCAATGTTTTCTGATAACATATATGCCTTTACTAAACTTACTGGCACTTTTTGTGATTGGTATACACCAGCACTTACATATTGGTCAATGTCCAAAAAGGACAAATCCTTCATTTCTGAAGCGGTTACTGCATATTGGTTAATTTCCATTAGTTTCTATGTTTTTTATAATTATTATATCTTTGTCTAACCTCTAATTTTACTGGTGCTAATTTACTGATTAAAGGCTTCCAAACTGGTTTATATTCGGTCTGAAACATTATTTCTTTATCAACATACTTTTCAGCATTTCTTGAATTATAATCCGTTATAGTGCATCTATCAGATTGCATAATTGAAATGCGAAATAGATTGTGCAGTTGTGCAGGAATTCTTTTTGTTTCTAAAATGTAAATCGGTTCTTGCTCATCAAATGTCCACTCACGCACACCATTTTGATATTGTATTTCTTCTTTCGTGTAATCAGCAGTTGGATAGCCAAAATAGCCAGACAATCTTATCTGATTTACCCAATTTAAATTCAAGTAATTCACAGTCAATTTATCATCACTTAAGCTACCAATTAAACCATTCTGATACCATTGTAATCTAATGGTCATCTCTGCTCTATCTGCTCTGTATTCGCATAGTTTAAAATCAAATGAGAATATTGATACATTGCCCAAAACACCATCAGTAACTGCTAATTCAACCTTGTAAATCCCACCTCCGTGCAATGCCAAAACCTTATGCCATTCTATCTTATAACCTACATATTTTTGATTATTCACAGTTTGAAAGCCAAAAGCATAGTTTACCCCATAAGTAGTTCCACCACTCATTGTAGCTAACAAAACATTGTCTTTATACAACTTATAAACTGCATTAGTAGCAGTTGGTGAACAGATGTCCATAAATGTAAAGAAATCATTCTTCATTGCATCACTACCATCACCATACGCTAACTGCAATAGTTTGAAATCAGCGCAACAATCCCACAAATCTGTGTTAGGCAATAGTAACGTAGGCACTACTGCACTTGCTGCTGGTAGTGTGTAGAATATTTGTGTTGCTGCTTCTCCGTCGAATGTTGGCATTATGCTATAGATTTAATGTTACCATCGGTTGTTGTCTTAAATGTACCATCTGTCATTGTTTTGTCAAATTCTGGGTCTGGTGTTTTTTCAACCTCATAAATTCTCGCAACGATGTCATAAGTAATGTTGCCAACTGGCAATGCATTGTGGTCAAGCACCGCTTCTGCCTTTATCGTAGTTGAATTTATTTGCGTTAAAACAACCTTGTCATCTATTCCCGAAATGGGAACAAACCAAGTTAATGGGAATGTTGTTTCCCATACACTTGAAAACCTCACTCGCCCACCTATACCACCTTGTTCGTGTATTTCAATGCCAAATACTACTTTACTTTCACTAATCAATAAACCAGTTGGCTTTGTGAATGTTGCCCTTACAATTGTGTTGCTGCCTGCTTGAATGTAATTGATACCTCCAGCAGTTAATGGTGTGCCACCGCTTGTAAATGTTTCAACTTTCTTTACCGAATAGGCTGGGTTACTTGCATAATCATTGATTGGTATCAAAATATCCTCATCAAAATGGTAAGGATTCACGCTTGAAACTACATCGTAACCAGTTCTAAAATATATCTCCCAATTCGCAGTTAAGTAATGATACCAATCTTGATTTTGTCCATTGTTTTGTTGCGATGGGTTGAAGAAATCTGAATTCACCCCAAGCAATGCTACCCACGCTTCCCAACGAATCATAAATGGGTAACTGATTTTAAACTTTGCGCTTGATGGTGTTGGGACTGCATCAACAATTGTAACTGTTATCGGCTTTCTGATTTCAGTTGTTGGTATGTTGAAGACTGTGTTGTTTGAATAGTTGATAAATGGCGCACCTCCTTGAAAAATAACTGGCACATTCAACTGAAAATCCTCCAACAAGAATTCAGCACCATCACTTATTCTTTTCGCAACTACTTGTTGATATATTTTAGTAAGATAAACTGAATCTACAGTAGATGGGAATTCCTCCCAAGTGCCATAGATAAGGCTTTCCATAACACACTCATCATTCTTGAATGTAGTGATGTCATCTGTTATCCCAGCATCACTTGCATCTTCATAATGCCTTTTAAATGTTTGCAGGCAGTTGAGGTCTGCTGGTCTTACAACATTATTAAAGTTCTTAACACCACTCCAAATTACTTGTTTATTTGAATTGACAACCTGCGTAAATGCTGGATTTGCAATGTTAGAAAAGAAGCAGAATCGTGGTGTTAAACTTTCATTTAATACTGAAATTGTATCAGCAACTAAAACCAAATAAATAGTAACGTGAATAGTGTTTGCATTTATAAAATCTGCCTTTACACTATCGATAAAATTACCATCATTTCCATATGGATTTGTGTAAACCAAACCATCAACATATGGGTACAAATCAGCAAACAAAAAGTTTTCTCCAAGTGACCTACCATTGTTTTGGTATTCAATTTGATTGTTAGGCAATTTCATACCGCCAATGGAAATTCTTTGCCCTGCTGCAAAATCTCCAGTTGCGCTTGTGATATCAAATTCAATCGTTTGGTCATACCCAATAAAACTGCTTATTTCGGTTGTAGGAATTGCATTATTAAAGTATTGAATGTTCTGAATAAAGTAATCTTGCGCCCCTTGATTAAATGACTCATCAAACCAACCACTATTGCCTAATATGCTGCTATTTGTTTCAACAACTTGCAAAGAATTTGGGTCATTAATGCTGCGTAATCCAGATATCTTTACAATGTATTTTAGGCAATTTCCATTCAAGTAATAAGTAGGTGCAATGTTGTTTACTGCATCTATTAATTGTGATGCCAAAAACAATGGTGTAGCAACAACATAATGTCTTACTCTAAATACTTGCCTACCATTAGTTGTATCATAGCTTACACGATATGCATCTGATGTTCCAACAAAATTAGACCTAATTTGCCATTCCAAACCTCCTTGAGGAACAAGTGTTGATGGTGTGCCAAAACTTGATGCATCGATGTTATCTGCCTTGAACCATTGCAGTTGATTTGTGGTTAAGGAATTGAATTGATTTGGCTGACCATTCTCAATGAAATTATATTGAAAATCTAATGATTGAATTTCAGTTAAATTGTAAAGAATAGCATCAGCATTGCTCTCGTTATTCGTTACTGCCAAACCGCTCACAATAGCATTAGAAACTAATATTTCATTGTTGCTATACTTAACTAAAACAGTAACATTTTGATTGTTAGCAACAGCAAAAAAGCCTGCACCACAAATGATTCTTATGGTATCACCTACACTTACATTTGCAAATCTATTGCTGCCATATAAATGGTTTTGATTGACAACACTACCAGTAACTAATGGAACTGCAGGAGTAAAGTTTACTTCAGTAAAAAATTCAACATCTGTCCAAACCAATAATGATTCACCAATATTGAATAATGGAAATTTGCTTCCACTACTACCAGTAGTAATTACATCGTAAAATGTTTGACCAATAATATTTACTGCCATTACTTGTGCAAGTCTTTAAGTTTTTCTCTTACTATTTCAAATTCTTTTAAAATGCCACTTTGCTCTAATTTGTGTGCAAACATAGCCTTTTCTTCATTCGTTTGAATTCCTTGCTTTGCCTTGCTAATTAAGGTTTCCACCTCGCTAAACATCCCTGCTAACCCACTTAATGCTATTTTTGCGTTATTCTCCAGTTGGCTCAATTGTAGTCTTGATTAAATTAGTGGTGTAAATATACGGAGTTTTTGTTTTAATGTCACAAATTTTATTCCAAATGTTATATTTTGCTGATTCAATCAATCCAACTGCTGAACCATTAAATACCAATGGATTTAATCTGATTTGATTAAAGCTAACAGTATTGAATGGCAAACCTGCCCAATCTTGATATTTGTATTGCGTAAAGTAGTCAATTGTGTAGAACAAATCAAACTGCTCCCTTGCAGTTGGCTGCGTTGTTGTTAGCTTCCCATCACTCTCTATTCGCAATATTTTATCAACCATAAAACTATCTTTTTCAAGCAGCAACATTCCTATTCTATTGTCCAACAATTCGCCTAATGGTGAATAGGGTATCTCTGGTATCTGTGGGATATCTGGAATGGTAATGTTGAATCCAACAAGACCACCCAAATCTTCAAAGAAATCAACTATATCGTTAATACCATCTATGACATCGTTAATGACATAAATGATAGTATTAAGTAGGTTTACCGAACCGCCTACAATGTTATCAATCTGCTCATTTATCTCATCAAAAAAACGCTCTATTGCAGTCAATTCAAGTTTGCGCTTCCCAAGTGCATAAGCAAATTCAACTTGGTTTAAACCTTTCATTAATACGAATTGAGAATTCACAATATTTATTGGTCTTAAAGTTACTTGATAGTTAGTGCCTATATAATCTGTGATAGTGTTACTTTCGGTAACATCCGTTTGAAAAGTACAAACGAAATTGCTGGTAAACTCATCGGTGTTTAACTGATACTTTGTATTGATAACACTCGGAATAGTGTATTGTGGTGTAGCAATTTGAAAATCTTTGCGCTCAAACAATAACTGATTGCCATTAAACAAAACTTTGCCATTGTACAAGTCTTTCATTTTAATAATGAAATCCGCAAATGTCCCATCTGGAAAACCAAATTGCACAAATTCATTAGGTGTAAATGCACCTAATAAATCTAAATTAAATGGGTTAGATGGGTTTTTAGGCACATAATATTTCTTTGGCAATATTACATCATTTGCAACAATAATGCTGCTTTGAAATGATAAACCTAAATATTGGCAACCTCTTATGAATAGTGTTCTTATCGGAATTGCTTTGTGATACTTTACTCTCTGAATTATTACCGCAAACATTCGCTTAATTAAAGCAAATGCAGCAATCATTAAGCCAATGAATTTAAGGATTTCACCAATCAACAAAAAGTAATTTCCCCAATCTGGAGATGCAGTAATAACCGAAGCAATTGCGCCACTTAAACTATTGGCAGATGCTACAAGCCCATCAACAATAAGTGTCAAACCGATTACAGTTATAGCTAACTTTTCATAGTCTGGTATTGAAGAAATAACATAAGGAATGTCAACGAAATCAGCCTGCGTAATTATGCCTGCTTCAGTATACAAAAAATCAAAACTAAAGCCAGTTGCAACATCATTAAGCCAATCAATCGAATACTTTGGTTTGCTTTTCGCTATGATGCCATACTCATCAAATTGCGTTTGGTCGGATAGGTCAATATACCCATCAAAAAACGTAGTTATAACACCATTTAAGTCTGTTTCCTCTATACGCAATGGCATACCCTCAAAGATAAATCCAGCAGTTATCCAAGCGTTAATTGCATCAATGTTTTCACGCACAAATTCAAAATCATTTATGGTCAATTGCTGATTCGCAAATTCCCCGTCTTGAAAGTTAACCTCAACTGATAATTCTCTTAAATTCTTTGGAGGATTAATCAGCACATTGTTAAGATACAATTTCAAATTTACCATTAGATTCTACGTTGTCTTTTATGGATTAATACCCTTTTCACACCAGCAGTTATTTGCGTTTCTATCACATCACCTAAATTGCTTAAATTGGTGTGGTTTACTGGCTTGTTTTCAATGGCTTTTTTTACCTCTAACAATAAATTGTTAGTGCTTCTTAAATCAATGTGTTGATTTGGCACATTAATAATTGGCTGCGTTACATCACCATAGTTGAATAGTTTTCCACTCTGGTAGTCCGATAGTATCTGTGCAGCCTCATCGTTGCTTATATCACCTATTTTAGCGTTCTGTTGTGGGTTAAATATACGTTCATCACCATCAACTGCAATTACATAACCATCTTTACCATTATGCACTTTGTTTCCACTCAAATCACGTTGGACATTTTCAGTTCCCTCAATGAAACTCCCTGCTACTATTTCAGCCAATGTAGTTTCTAAAATTGCTTTTTGCAATGCAGTTGCTGGTTCTGTTTTTGCGTAACCGCTTAACAAGTTATAGAATGCAACACGCTTTTGCTGCTTAATTTCTTGCTCCTGCAATCTTTTACGTTCAAGTTGTAACTTTGCTGCTTTGCTTTGCTCAAATGCTAATGTGTTTGTAAGCCCACGTTCTGCAAGCCTTTGTTGTGCCTCAATGGCTGATTTGTTTAAGTCAATTTCTCTATCTAAATAATCTTTGCGCTTTTCAAATCTTGCTTTCATCCACTTATCAGTTATTGCAACTAACTTGTTTGCCTCATCAATAGCAGTATCTATTCTCTTTTTTGAATACTGGCTTTCAAGTTCATCAATTTTCTTTTGTGCCTCATATCTAATGATGTAATCCTCATCTTTAGTAAGGTGTGCATTTTTCAATAATATATCTCTTTCCTCTTTAATGGCTGCTATTTTGGCTTCAAGTTCTTTTTTTGCATCCTTATCATTTTGATAGATTCTTACAAGTTGGGCATCGTGCCTAATTTTAGCCTCTTTTGCCAATCTTTCAGTCAATTCCTTTTCTATTTTAGCAGTTGCCTCATCTTGATATTTGTCTTGCTCTGCCTGCAATTCCATAATCATTTTCATTTGCAATTCAGCACGTTTGCGGTAAAAGTCTAATTCTAATGCCAATAATGCTTTGTGCTTTGTTTCTGCCCTTGATTTTGATGCTTTTATTGCTTTTATTTCATTTAGGTTGTCGGCTTCTAATGCTGCCAATGACCTTTGATAATCATCTTCTACTGCATCGGCTTTTAACTTGTTGGTCAACGCTATTATTTTAGCCTCATCTTTGTATAAATCTTCATTTACTTTTGCTGCTTTAGCTGCTGCTTTTTTTGCTGCATCTGCTGCATCCTTATCAAACTCTTTTTTAGACATTGCCAATGTTTCATTCAACAATTCTGCTGCCTTTTCTTCTGCTCTGTCATATTGTACTCTTAATCCCAATAGTTTTGCATTTGTAGCCTGCAACAACTTCAATTCCTCATCTGAAAAATCTCTTCTTGTAATTCCTTTTTTCATTGTAATAGCAACCACTCCAGCAACTTCTTCTCTACCTAACTTTGCCAAAAATTCAACTTTGTCTTCCTCATCACTAATAGATTCTGCTGCTGCCTTTATCTGGTCATCAGCAGCCTGCTTTCTTAACTTCTGAATATCATCTAAATTCTTTTGATATTCGTTGTATGCTGCATCTCTCGCCAAATCTAATTTATTTAACACCCCATCCATTTCTAATTCTTTCACAATCATAGCATCAACTTGCTTTTGCAAATCTATTAATGCCTCCTTATTTCTTTCAATTGATTTTGTGTTGGCATCAATAGCAGCAGCACCATCCTCAAATGCTGCTTCAGCACTAAACAAATTGCCAATAAAATCAATCATTTTAGCACCATACAATGTAAGTAATGTTACACCAACCGACAATGCAGTTTGCCAACTAAATATTCCGCTTAAAACTTGCTTAAATGCTGATGTTGTTGGTTGTCCACTTTTTGCAAGTTCAACATTTGCTTTCTTAATCTTATTTATCTCATCAAACAGTTGAGGTAAGTTGTTTGATATTGCCATAAATCCAGTGCTTATGCTATTGGCAAACGCTGGCATCTCTCGGCTTAATTGATTAATACTATTGCCCAATCCATTCCAAGCACCTGCATAGTTTCCTACATTGCGTTGAAATTCTCCAACGCTTGTTTCTGCACCTCTTACTCTCCTATCTAACTCGGTAAATTCTTGAGATAGTGCCTTAAATAATTTACCATTTGTTCTGCCAGTAAATTCAAGTTCTTTTAACTGCTGCTTAACTGCTGCTAATGCTTGAACACCTTTTTTGTATTCTCCGTTGGTTTGTTTTAATTGTTGTTGCGCCCTTTGATTTGCTTTGGTTTCTGCATCAATTGCTTTTGCCAAATCATTTTCTGCTCTTAACTGCTCTCTGGTTAACTTATTCTTCTCAATTGCAGTTCTTATTGCTGCCTGCTCTAATGTTTGTTGTTGCTGCAATACTTTTAATTCAGCAACTTCCAACTGCTGCTTCATTTTGATGAGGTCAGAGGTCTGCCTTAACTCATTATTTAATTTCTTTACATCATCGAATGATTTCGGTTTAAAAGCGGAAACAAATTCTTTTTGAGCAGCTAAACTTAACTTAATTTCCTTATTGGTTTCACGAATAATTGCAAGTAACGCATCAGCACCTTTTATGGCATCACTAAATGCATCACTCTCGAATAAATCATTTTTGCCTAACGCTTTACCTTCTGCCATTTTACTATGCTTTTATTTGTTTTTGCTGCTTTGAATAATTCTTAACGTAACCAAACCACTCTGCAACTGTAATTGTATGCAAAGATAAGTGAAATCCTTTATATTTTTCTAAATAATCTTTTATCTCATCAGTAGTTGAACTTTTGCGGTCTGTTAACTCCTTTAATTCGCTCTCTGCAATGCCAATTAGTGTTTTGTTGAACCTATCATCAGTAACGTGCAAATCTATCTGCAAACACGCTATTTCTCGCCTTTTTTCAAGCACATCCATATAACTTTCCGCAATGCCAAATCTATTGACTAATTGTCGCTGGATTTCTTCAAATGCAATGGTAAAATTTCGCTTAAATAATCCCCATTTGCGTATCAATGCTTTCTTGTTGCCCTGCTCCACAACTTGTAAGTAGTTGTAGATGGGCATTGTGTCAATGTTGTTATAAAATTGTGTTCTTAACATAGTTTAAAACTATTGGTTTTGATTTCTCTATTAATATTTCCTTACTAAACTCATCAAGACCTATGAATTGTCCCCAAGTTTTTTGCAGGTCTTTACCCTCCTTAATTGAATCAACATCCAGCATCAACTCATCACCAACTATTTTAGTCTTAAATGTTTGATACATTGCTCCAGTATCACGCAAAGTCACTCTATTTGTTGGCTGATTTTTCTCATTCTTAATTGCTATGGTGTAATCAGCATAAACATTGCTTCCTCTGGCATATTGTGACCTCATCGAAACACCAAACACATCTACACCCCTTTTAAATAACTGCTCATCACGATTTAACCTAATGGCCTCAACTTGTATGGCTGGAGTGCTAATAACCTTTTTAAACGCAGTTTCCTCGTTTAATTTCTTGACATTTCGTGCAATTACTTCAAGATTCCACATAGTGCAAATATACAAAAAAAGCCCTTACATCTCTGCAAAGGCTTTTCTGTTTTTAAATTGTAATTAAATTACAGTACCAGTTGTGCCTAACATAGTTACAGCATCTAATCCGTTCTTCTTGATTAATGGTTGCAACACATCTGCAACAGTTTGAGCAGTATAAGTCAACGTATAGCGACCATCAACAGTTGTGCTTTCAGCAGCAGTAACACTTAAGTCTGAATTATCAGTAATGTTATACATACTTGATGTTGTACCAGTATCACTTGACACGAAATCAGCAGTAACAAGACCCTCAATTCTGTAGTTATTAGCCATATCACCAACTTTAGCATAAAGGTCAACTACCATTGTAGTAGTGCTTGTGCTGATAATAGTAGCATAAACATTGATAAGACCTTTTAAGTTAACGATGTTAGCAGCAGAGATTGAAGATGCTGAAATCATTCTTAAATCATCATCCTTTTGTAACACATCCCATTGACCCATCAACATTATCTTTTGGATAGTTGTATCAGTTGTGAATACTGGCTTTGCATAGAAAGTAGCAGCATCACACGCAATAGGGTAAAGGTAGTTACTTCCAGTTTTGGTAGTGCCTAAAATGTTACCATCCAAATCAACGATAAAGATTCCAAATGTTGAACATCTGTTTGCATTAAACTGCTTTGCAAGTTCAAAGCTACCTTTGATAATCATAGCAGTAAAGTTTCTGATACCATCACGAATGAATACACTTGAACCATCTTCAAATGTTTCCAAGATAGGGTCTGCTCTATCAGTAGTAACATTCTTTAATTTGCCAGTTGGATACCAACGCTTTGAATCATCTGCCTCATTAATCAATGCAGTAAAGTATGCATCATTAAATGTAGCAGTTGGGTCAATGTAGTTAAATGTACCATCGTTGGCAATTAACGGAACTAAAATAAAATTTGCTGCAACACCCATAATTGGTGAGCAACTTGGTGAACCAGTGTTTTGTAGCGACACATCGCAAGAACATAATGACATATTGTTTTTTGTTTTAAATATTAATAATTTGTTTTAATTTTCGCAGCAGGAAAAACATTTGTTAAATGGTATTTTAATTAGCAGTTCAGTACCAGAGGTATTGTCCGCAAAGATTTGACTCTTCACTCCCTCCCATTGCACCTTACCAAAATTAGCATAATCATTTTCAACGTATGTAATCTTGTTGCTTGCGTTAGTTCTACTATACGCAAATAAAGAACGAATAAACTCGGAACATAGTGATTTCATTGGCTTAATTGCCTGCTCTAAATGTGTTGACCTCAACCAGTTTTTAGGGTCGGCATCAACAAGAAAATAGATTGCGCAATCACTTTCAAAATCAATAGTAGATTCCTCATCAGCAAATCTTTCTGGAGCATTCATATGCAGGTATATCAATGGCAATTTATTGTTGCTACTTGATACCTTGATTAGTTCTGAATTGGTTTCTAAAAATGTACCAAAATAAAAGAATGGTGATGCTAAATTATAGATGCCAGTAGTTGGCTGGGTTGGTGATGCGATGGTAATTGATTCATTGAATACAACTTCCTTAATCACTTTACCACTTAATATTTTACCATAGGTTGCCCACTTCGTATTTGTTGTCATCAATTTCCAGTTGCTACCATCGGCAACAACGGAATTAACTACAATAGTTTTATCTATTGCATCAACAACATTTTTAATATGGTCTTTAGTAGTTATTAAGCCCACGACATATAATTTTTATAAACACCTTTGAATGTAGGATAATCGGCATCTTTTACCGACTCAATATAGGTTTGAATTGCTTTGAATGTTAGAATCATTTTGTTGTAATCAATAACTAATGATGTGTAACTCATTGCGCTGGGCATATTAATAGTGCCCTCTGCTTGTGTGTTACCTTGAATGGTATTGGTCTGTGGCTGCGTTCTAACGTAGTGGAAAAATACCCATTTAACCAACATAACTTTCATACCATCACTTGTAATCATCTCATCATCTATTTCCTTTACAAACGCATCGTAAATGGTCACATACTTCGCAGTTTGTGGCACACCTCCGATTAGGTCTGCAATGAATAAAATATACAACTCAATGCCTAATAACTCATAAAGTAATTTTGACTCGTATAGCGTAATGAAATTATCTAATTCAGCATCCGTAAACACATCCGTTGCTATTTTATTTTCGCCTATGAAATCGGAGGCTGATATTAGAATTCCCATATTATTTTACAAGTCCTTTATTAGTTAATAATTCAGCAATGTTTTCAGATACAACTACTTTTTCTCCTGCCTTTAAGCCATTAAAATCTTTGACAATAACAACCTCAACTTCTTTAGTCGATTGCGTTGCCAATTTCGCTTCTGATTTATTTTCAGAAGGAGCAGCAGCAGAGGTTTGTGCCTCCGCTACTACTTCTTTAGATTTTACTTTGCTCATTTAATTAAGCAGTTTCTAATGCAGCAATATCAGTTGCAAATGTACCTTTCACAAACGCAGTTCTGTCGTTGTTCTTGGTTACTAATGCACCTCTCCATTCTGCAATGATTGTACGCATATTCTTTGTCCAGTCATTACCATCTAATCCGATGTTAATCATTATACCTTGCTTTTGGTACAATACAGACAAATTAAAGTTACCTACAAGGTATGTACCAGCAGTCACTAATGTGCTTCCTATCATCGGAACACCATCAAGTGTTAAGTCCATACCAATGTAAAGTAATCTATCAACATAACGCTTATCAGTTGCAGAAACTTTCATTAACTTCAATGCTGCAATGTCTGAAGGATGCATCAATATTGCGTTAGGTGCTTCTTGGTTAGCAATTGCAATTTGATTCATAGCTACAACAAGTACATCGGCACTATTAGCATTGTCAACTGTAGCTGCGAAAGTTCCAGCAGAGAATGCAGTTGCAACTGTTCTGATACCATTTAAGTTAGGAGCAGTTCCGTTACCAGAGTAAGATGTGTTTTCAACATCTAACATTAATAAACGCATCAACTCATTTCTGATTTCGCTTTCGATGAAATCAATATCATCTAACATTTCTGTAGATACCTTTATGAATGCAGTACGCTTAACAACTGCTTGGCTTGCAACTACCAAATCAAAATCAATTTGATTCTTTGTTGCGCCTTCAGCAGTTCCACCAGCAGCACCATCTCTGTTTGCTTGGTAAACCCAAGAAATAATGTTACTTGCTGCTTGACCTTTAGCGAATAAATCAATTAATCTTGGTCTGCGTGTAGCAATTAAGTTTAAGCCTGCAATACGTTGTTCAACTGGCACATTACCACCGCTAATGTTAGTTGATTCTAACATATCACCAGCAGCCTTGAAAGAGAAACCAGCACCGTGAGCAGCAGATTTATCAAGGTCTTTCAACTTTGTCAAGTTTGCTTTGTTTTCCTCTAATGCTTTTCTGATATCAGATGCTTGAGCAGTTAAAGAATTTGCTTGGTTATCTTTGTTTAACTTTTCAATTGCCAAACCATATTCTTTCAATGTTTTGTTCAATTGAACCATTTGCTCTTTTTGAGCAGTAGCAAGTTCTGATTTCAAAGATTCGATATCTTCTTTGCTTGCACTTTTAGCAACCGCATCTTCTAATGCTTTTCTTGCTTCTTCGTTATACTCGTTGTATAACTTTGCCATTTCTTCTGCTTCTTGATTTGCGAAAGATATGGTGTTTAATCCTTTTGTTTCAAGGAATAATTCAAATTTACTTTTCATTTTAAATGTTTTTTGTGAGATTAATAAAAAATTGTTTTTGTTTTTGTTTTTGTTTTTGTAGTGATTGCTCGGCTACGGATTGTTGAGTGTCATTCAACGGCTCAATATTTTCTTTTGGTATAGTTACACTCATTGTAGGTGTTGCGTAGTTGCTGCCCTTTAATACTGCACTACCCTCAATGATTTTAGCTTCTGTAACTGCCCAAAAATATTCATCTTCTTTTAAGTAATCTTTGTTAGCTACCATTGGGTAATACTTATCCCAATTTGCTTTCTCTTCTGCAAATTGTTTTGATGTGGAATTTATGCAAAGATAAAGATTGATATATCTCATCCCTACTGAATGTTCTTTTACCCAACCATTAATATACTGGTTAAACATAAATTCGTTCCTATCCTTGCTTATTTCAGCCTCAAATATCAATGCTTCAGTATCACCTTGTAAGTTGGGAAAGCCTAACTTATCCCAAGTCATTTTCTTTGTGCTTGCAATGATGGTATCACTTATCACTTTATCAAATGCCATTCTGTGTTCCTGCAATAGGTAGAATGATTTGGTTTCATTAAGTGACTTCTTCCAGATGCCTTGTATATGACAGTCATCGTGACTATCAACGATGTTAGTTGTGTTGATTACTACTTTCGCAGTAATAACCTCAACCTCATCTGGCATATCAATATCATCTATCATTGCTTTCGTTACACCATCTTTTTTATATTCAGTTGGCATAGAATAAGCAATACAATCAGCATACTTTGTAGCTGCCTTTTTTTCAGCAATGATGAGGTCTTTATTCTTTTTCAAGAATGCCCATTTCTCACTCTTATTATTGAACTTTGGTAACTTCATTTCTTTACGATTTTAGTTGCTAATTTCTTAATCTTAATTGCTTCCAGTTGTGCTTTGGTTTTGCTCATTGCCTATGGTAGATTGTAATGTTGTTGATATAATTAATTTGTCTGCATTTGGGTCATCAGTAATCGGAGGTTTGCCCATTGCAACTCTAACTTCGTTTGCAGTAAATATGCCTTTCATTTTAAAGTCTGCTAACTGCATTTTGTTTTCCTGCAAACATTCAACACCGCTAAAGTCTTGTCGCATTCTCACTTGTTGACTTGGAAAGTGATTAGCGCATAAATATTGCGTGTATGCCTCTGCCATTTTATCAGATAGAGGAATGATGCAATTCGTGTACATATTCTTCTGCGCTTCCAAACTATTGTTGAATGTACTTGCAGCAGTATCGTTGAATAATTTAGCATCAATACCGAACACATTACACAATGCTCTGGTATTTACTATTCCTTTCTCAAGTAACTGCATATCACTCGGTGACATTCCGATTTGAATGTATTTTAAGTCTTTGTTTGTGGTAATAATCTTACCAAAGTTATGCGCTCCTCCAACACGATTTCTCAATTCAGCATCTACCCTTGTTGCCTCATCTGGTGTCATTGGCAGTTGTGAACTATCTGAAATTAATCCTGCAACACCTTTGTTTGATAATATACTTGCATCAGCAATCCAACGCTCATTGCCTACCTTAACAACGTATGCAGCAACTTGAATAGGACTTAATCCATAATCAAATGTTTGTAAGTTTGGATTGTAGAACTTAATGTGCTTTAACTCATTTTGCGTGTATACCCTTGATGTGCCACCAAAGTTGAATTGATATTCAAGTTGTGGCATAAAGAAATTTAAGTTGCGGTTATAGATGTTAATGGCAGAACTTGGTAGAATATCTAATTCTTGGATTAGTCTTGAATTAAATTGAGTATTACCCACTAAATAAACATTGCCAGTAACCAATAAGTAAAGTAAGGTTTGCTCTTCAATGTCATTCCAAGTGTATCCTTTATAGTTATTTGGCTCATCCATTAATTCGTGAAGAGATGTATTGTAAATCTTCTCCCAAGTACCATCAACTCTTTTCCTTTCAACTATCCAAGGTATAGATTTGCTTACATCAACTATCTTCTTAACTATGGCATAAACATCAACATTCTCTGAATAGCCTTCCCTAATCATTAAATCAGCCCTATTGCCCCAATTCAATGGCATTAGACCACCAAACTCTCGCCAGATTGTTTCTCTGTTTTGCTCGGTCAACGATATAGTATTGGCATAGCTTAACGCTTTGTTTGCTATTTTCCCAACTACTTTCTGAATGAAATTCATTTATTGAATAAATATTTGACAAATGTATTAATAATTCTTTTGATATTCGCAAATTTCGTTAAAATAATTCATTTTAAGCACCACCAATGGCTAACGTGGATACTGGTACAAGGTAATCAAATCCATATCGTGCAGGGTCAATTTGATGGTTGTAAGCATCAATAGGTGTTTCTGATTTCTTATCGTGCCAGATATAATTGCGTAATTCCTTGATGAGGTTTAAACTATCTGATGTAACAACTATCTGGTAGTCTTGCATTCGCTTTATTCCATTTCTCACACTATCCTTACCCTTTTGCGCTGGCATTACGTTAAAGTTTCTTTGCCTTAAATCATTGATTGTTCTTGGGTCAGCAGAATCCGCAACGATGATGCTATTGATGGGATTTACTCTTAACCTCAACGATTCACTTAATTGCTCGGTGCTATTGCCAGTCTTATACATACACTCCTGCAAGTATATTATTCTTCGCTTCTTATCAACTGCTATTTTTATCAATGAGTCTGGGTCATTACTGAATCCAAAATCCAAACCATAAACGTGAGGTAAACTATCATCGAATGTACCAATATCCCAATTTTGAAAGATTGCACCCTGCAATGTGCCAACTTCACCATCAATGTATACCCTGCACCAATTATGCCAATATTCATTCTTTATGTTTTTTGGGTCTGTTTTATCACCTAAAGGATTATGATAAGCCTTGCCCAACTTAATATTCAACTCCGAAAGGATTTCTGGAGGACAAGCCTCATTGTCTTTGTAGGTAAGCAAAAGAAACTCTGAATCCGTTTCAGTCAATATCTCATCGTGAACCCAAAATTGTCGGTCTGGGTTGTAATCTATCCAAATAGTGTTACTTCTGGTTATTAACGCATCAGCAATATCGTAGTCAATGTGGTTTGCTTCATTCAAGAATAACACATCCCTCTTCCCTGCTGCTTTTGCTTTACCTACTGAATCGAATGCAGTAAACTGAACTATTGCACCATTTGAGAACTTATACTCCATAGGATTACTGCGCCAATGCTCTTCAATCCACCTATTCGTGTCAAACATCGTGTCTTGGAATATCTTTACTGCTCCATTCCTTACTGCTGGAATAGATTCAGCAACAACTGTGATGAGGTGTCTTGGGTTTTTAGTAGCATAATCAATGGCTGCTACTGGGATTATGCCATAGGTCTTGCCCGCACTTGTGCCACCTTGAATGACACGCTTTCTGGCTTTCATTGCCAATAACTTATTTATGGCAGTTGTCCTTTGAAACATAGTTAATTGAACAATGGTTGCTCACCTACCAACTTAACTTCACTTTTCGCAGGTGCATAATCACCGCCCATCTTGTTTAGTTCAGCAGTAATTTCACGCTGCACTTTCATAAGATTAGCACGTTCAATGGCAGTCAAATTCCTTATAACATCAACTGAAATCATTGCTTTGTTATCAAAAATAGTATCTGGTGTAGTACCCTTTAATAATATCTCATCAAGTTCATTGATTTTATTTTGCAATTGTAGTTGCCTTTCCTCTTTTGATTTTAAGCCACTTTTAAAGAGGTTTAAATCATTTTGGAGTATAGCATCCTCTTTTAGTTTTTCTTTCGCCTCGTGCAATGTTTCCCACTTTAATTTGGCAATTTTCCATTGATTCCAAAATGTTCTTTCTGTTTTCTGAAATTTAATGCAAAATTCTGAAACAATATGTTTAGGGTCAACTATTCCATTGTTTAACTTATCAACTATAAAGGTGATATAGGTCGGTTTTGCTGATGATATCATAGCACAAAGATAAGTATTATTTTAATAACATAAGAATTAGTGATTGAAACTCCTCAAGTGACCTAATGATGTGATATTGAAAACCATTGCTTGTAATCAACCATTGCCAATCTTTTTGCCCTGCTGATTGCACACCATCAGATGTTTTGAATTCAATCATAAACGCTTTGGCATCGTAGTAAAGCACCATATCACTTCGCCCAGCTATTAGACCTTTAGCTTTGTTTCTTGCACCATCTATTTTATTTTTGCTATTGTTGAGGTTATAACACAATAAGCCACGATGTTGTGGGTAGGTGTTATGAAACCAAACGTAGCAATCTTGGTGTAACTTATCTTCTGAACACATTGAATCTATCTCTGTTAAAATGTAACCAACCTTTTTTATATCCCATTAGACCTACAAATTCCATTGCATCATCAATATCAGTCATTTGATGCAATATGTATGCTGGCTTAACAAGACCAGCCTTGCACATAGCTACTCTCTCTATATTATTTCTTTTCATAGCCAAAGAATTTAATTTTGGCTTTGGCAAAAGTACTAATTCTGCCATTTCATTTTGCGTTCTTGTTTTCGGTTTATAAATAAAACCACAAAACTTACATTCTACTGAACGTGCAGGAATAAGTGCCTCACATTGTTTGCAAGACTTCATTGGTTCTGCTTTCTTATTTTCTTTTTCCTTTTTTTCTAAACTCCAGTATCTATTTTGCTCCCAATAACCGTGCCTTGAAATATTGCTGCCAAAATCAAGAATTGTAAATTTATTTTTTGTTGGTGTTACTCTGCTACCTCTTCCACACATTTGCAAAAATAATGGTAGTGATGTTGTTGCTCGGTAAAGAATGACTACTTCGATGTCTGGCTGGTCATATCCTGCATTTAGGATTCCGCAATTGCAAACTACTGCGTTAGGTGTGTTTGCAAACCATTCAAGTATGCTAATCCTTTCAGCATCTGGTGTTGTACCATCAATATGCTTTGCTTTAATACCACTAATATTAAATTGCAAGCAAACCTGCTTTGAAGAATTAACATTTGATGCAAAAAGTATAGCTTTTTTATTTGGTGTTAGCCTCTTATAATTAGTAACAACACCTTCGTATATTTTGTTTTCTTGATAGTACTTTTCAGTATCATAATCATCACCTCTTCGCTTTAATTTCTTTAGGTCAATTTCAACTCCATAGGTTATTGAATCTGAAAGGTAACCATCACGAATAAGGTCTGGTGTATCTACATTTTGAATCATATCGGTGTAGAAATCACTTAAACTATTTTGCTTACCTTTTCGATATGGTGTTGCAGTAGCACCTATGACATACGTTTGTGGCGAAAAATAAGGTAGCAATTTAGTGAAACTTTCCAAGTGCGCCTCATCAATAATAATCAATGTTCTTGACTGCAAAAAAAGTAAGTAGTCTTCTATTCTTCTATTGAATGTTTCAACCATTGAAACGTGAAGAGATAGTGAAAGGTCTGGTGTTGAATTGGCAGTAATTAACTCTGGTGTTAAGCCAAAGTTTGCAAAGGTTTTTGAGGATTGCTTCAGTAGTTCTGTTCGATGGGTAAATATAAGCACCCTGCCACCTTTTTCGATTGCATTTTTAACGATGTAAGTAAACATCACAGTTTTGCCAGAGCCAGTTGGGGCGCAAAGTATTACTCTTTTTTTGCCATTGGTAAATGATTGCTTAATGTTTGCAACCAATGTCTGTTGGTAATCTCTTAATTGTATCATTGAAAATTTGGTTTTTCTTCGTTTCTTAAATCTTCCCACATTTGAGATTCATTCTCAATGGTAAACCATCTGCCTATTGGTGTGGAATTGCCTTCAGCATAATTGTAGCCATAGAATGTGCAATAGTTTTCTAACCATTGTTTGAATTTCTTTTGGGATAACCACTTCTTAAAATCTTGATACTCTTCAAGAAACTCATTGTATTTGTCACGTTTAGAAAGCCTATCGTTAAAGCTAAATACTTCGTGTGTTTTTGTCCATTCGTAAAATTCAAATGATGTATTCTTAATGAATTTGCGTGTGTGAATGTTTCCAAATTCCGCAACTACCAAACCTTTGTTCAAATAGTATTGGGCGCATTGAATCATATAATTGTCAAACCTGCTCCACTCATCATCATCCCACTCATCGAATAGTAGTTTGCCAAACTTCATTAATGGAGTGTTTCCAGCGTTAAAGTAATCAGATAGTTCAACCTCAAACTTTCTGCGTTCAAATGAACCACCAACACCACCTACTGTATAGTTAGTAGTAATGATTATTTTTGGTGACTTTTGCACTGGCAATTTAATTGCATCCTGCCCTTTATATTCGATGGTAATACCTTCAGTAATAAGTGAGAATAACCTCTCAAAATCAAAGTTCTTTTTAACATCATCAAAGACCAATAATTGACAATCAGTTGATACTGTCTGGTAAGGAAATGATTTGTTAAAATCAAATGTTTTACCATCAATACTGCTCACCTTTTTCAAGTGACTTAAAGCATTGCAAAACAAACCTTTACCGCTTCCACCATTTGGGTTTTCACTTATTACACTATCGTTCAAAATTACTGCCTTATTATTGGCAGATGTCTTGAAGCTATGCATAAGGTAGCCTATAACTGATTTAAAAGTATTATACTTTTGTTTATTTTCCCCTGCAATATACCAGATAAAACTTCTATATTCACTATTGTGATGGTCTTTAATTGCAAAATCTCTATCAATGATTTGATTCTTCCAAACGTAACCATCAACATCAAGGTAGTCAATAGTTTCGAATGAATCTTTAGTAATTTTAACAACACAATTTTTGTAGTAAAGAAATATCTCATCTTGAGTATCCTCTTTAATCTTAATGTTGGCAGATGCAAGTAAACCAAGAAAATCAATGTTAAATGCTTTCGTTGATGATGCCATTGAATCATAAGGTGAATACCCAATATCTTTGCGCTCCATTAAATTGTTTAGCACATAATCTTTTATTCTTTTTTCATTGGTTTCTTCCACTTGGTTTTGGTCAATCTGAATGAACGTAAATGTTTTGCTTTCCGTTGGGAAGAATTTAGAAAAGTTGTTGTTCTCCAGCCAAAACTTATACTTATGTGGTGACAATTTAAATTTGCCTTTGTCATCAAATGACCAGTAATCTTCAACATCAATATTTTCTCTTATAGTTTCCGATGCTTCCTCAATTTTTTTAGGGTCAACATCTGGCAATAGTTTAATTATTTCTTTTGCAGATTTTCCCTGCCTAACTTGCTTTTCAATCTTAAACTTTATGGCATTATCCTCAAAGAATCTTGTTCCGTGTACCTCTGACTTTTTATAGGCAGATTTGCATAAGGTTTCAATTTCAGACAATGTAAAATCACTTTCTTGAAATTCGTTAAGCACATTCAATGCTTCGTGTTTATCTATCCCAAAGCAGTTCAATGCCATTGCTAACTTGAAAAGGTTTGTGTTTCTGCTGCCTTTAGTATTACCATACTTCTTCTTCCACCAAGTTAAAAGGTTTGAAATTATTCTATTATCAGAATTGATTGCAAAGATTGGTGTAATAGTGCCTATATCACTATACTCTGGCTCTTCAACTTCGTTATAAATTAATGCGTTTGGGTTAATGTAAATGTTTGGGTCATAGCTTTCATAGCATAACCTTGAAATGTTACTACTACTAACATCAAAATAATCAGAATCAAAATAGTTCTTTAGAGAATCAAAATAACCTTTGTAATTTGATGCCCCATCTAAAGGTATCTTAATTATCAATTTAAAGCCATTTCCACGAGGCGAAATAAACATTGCGAACACATACTCATCATCACGCAAAGAATCCATTAAAGCAATCATTTCTGCCTTATCTTTGAACTTATCAAAATCAAGGGGCATCAAACCGCTAAATTGCTTTATGCCCTTATCGTTTCTTTCCTTAAAAACACCTTGAAAATTGATTGCTGGCAATTCTTTTTTTAATGCCTGCTGCTTTTCCTCATCAGTTTCTGCTTGAATTTGTTCAATTAACTTTTGTGACTTACCAGACCGAATTCGCTCAAAAACATAGTTGACATCACGTTGAAATCCATTGGTAACCTCTTTTAGAGATTTATAAATTGTTACTATCATAATATTAGAAAACAAAACCATCTCTTACAAGGGATACAGCCAAGTAAGTAGATGGTTTGTTGTTGGCATTTCTGCCAATATTATTATTTAGAATCTGTATCATTCTATTATTATTTAAAATCGGTTTGTAAATGTAAAGATAAATATTGTAATAAACAAATAAAACACATAGCAACAATCCGCAACAAGTTGAATGCTCAATGTGTGCTTACTCCTATGCAGATTGCAACACTTTACCACATTGAATCTCCAAAAAATTAAAAAATAATATTTTACCATTTTTTTATATTCTATATTGTAAATAATTTGCCTTTCAATGTGTTGCAACGTTGCGGAGTAGTAATAATAATGCCCATAGCTATTTTAGTTGCTATGGGCAATTGTTTTTTACTTAATCTGCAAATTCCTATGTGTTGCTATACTGCAACCAGTAACTTCAACACCATCCTTTAATGCTGCCTTAATTGCAGCCTTATCTGCTTGTTCGGTTACCTTTACCACCTTGTAAAGTGATGGCAAAGCATTCACATCTTGCACCTCAACTGTTTCCGATTTTCTAAAGTTAATCTTCACCAAAGGTGTTTTGATTTCTTCAATCTGGAATAAATCCATTGCGTGTTTAATTCGCTCCTTTAGATATTCTGAAGCCTTTTCACGTTGTTTCTTCGCTGCCTGCAATCGTTTAATTTCAGCATCAATAATGTCAACATCAGCATCCATTTGCTTAATTACAAATGAATAGGCAACTGATTTATTCTGTAGCTGCTCTTCAGTAATGGCAAGTGCTTCTTCTAATGATGGGGTAAGTTCCCCACCATTTTCGATTAATTCTTCTGCTAATTGATTATAGCTTTGTTCAATTTGATAGATTGTTAGTTTCATTATGCTTCGGTTTTAGGTGTTAATTTAGTTTTCATTTCATCTTTTGCTGCTAATACTCTTAAATCAGTTTTTTGGTTAAGGGTTAATTTCTTCCAAACTGCTTTGATTTCATCAAGTGAAACGCACACTTGAATGTCATTGATAATCTCATCAATAGTTGTGTCAACCTCAATGTGGGTAGCTTCTTCAGTTGTCACTACTTGCATTTCCTCTGGCACATAAACTGGCCCACTAAAAATGTCTGGGCAATACCATTTCACACCATTACTGATTGCTCTGGCAAATAGCATATTCTTTGGGAATTTATCAATATTCTTTGTTAGTGCTTTCCTTGCATCTTCAATGGTAAATGTGCTATTACCTATCTTTGTGTTACCTTGATAAAAGTCGATGCTGCAAACCTTTTCAGATGCTTCTACAACACGATAGTCATACTTACCGCTACCTTTTAACCTTGATGCAATTAAACCTGCTCCGATTGTTGGTTTGCCTTGTATAATGTGAATGCCAGTCATTGAGGCAAATGGAGGTATGCCAATTTCTTGCCCTGCTTGTATTTTGACTATTGCTTGGGCTGCTGATTTTGTGTCTGAAAACATTCCACTCTCTGCGAATGCTTTTGCCAAATTCATTAATTCTGATATTGGCAATTGTTGTACTATTGAAACTTGTGTGTTCATTTTGTTAGTTGTTTTTATGGGTTATTAAAATGGTACTTCTTGATTATCACTTGGTGCTGCTTCGGTGAATGGATTACCATCCACTTTCCAGCATACTATCGTGTTAAAAACCTTAACCTCACCTTGTGGGCTTGTCCACTCACGACCTCTGATGTTAATGTGCGCCTCAATGTCTTGACCTACTGAAAGCGAATCTGCTATTGAGCAGGCTTTCTGTTGTAGTTCAACTGATACGATTTGTGGATACTGGTCTGCGGTGGTTAGGATTAGTTCTCTCTTTGAGAATTTACCATCACTAACTGTTTGCGTTGCGCCTATGCGCTTGATTGTGCCTTTGATTGTCATTTGTTTATTGTATTAATTATGATTACTATTATTGTGAATTGTATCTACTTTTGGAACGTGCAAGTATTGTGACAACACTATTGAGAGAAAAGCATTGTTAGGGATGTAATCTTGCCCTGCTAAATCCATTTCGTTGAAGCCAGCACTAATTAGCGCATCACATTTTTTAAGTATGTCGGTTGCATCTACTTCCTCGAATGAGGCTGCTATTTTACCATCAGCCCAAAAGTAAAAGTGTTGGGAATCTGATTCGTGTTCAATTCTTTGATTTTGTTGTTTGTTTTCCCACGTTGTAACTGTGGTAATTGATTTTGTGATGTAAATTGATTGCATTGTTAGTTTGTTTTTTAAGATTAATATTGATTTTGGTATGCAGATACTATTTTGTTATAGCAATGTTTTTTGGCTTGTTGGTGCATTGCTTTATTACTGTCATCATTCAACCAATCGAATGCTTCAGAATCGGTTGTGTGCGCTTGAATTTGTTTACCTCTGTAAGTAGCAGATACAATGTATTGTCCATAACCATTTCCTCTGCTGATTTCTAATGTTACTTTTCTAAATGTGTTCATTTTGTTTTGTTTTTTAGTTGTTGTTATTATTTGATGGGACAAATGTACAACTACTTTTTAAACCTACAAATTTATTTTAACCTTTTAACATATTTTAACAAATCTCTTCGCAAGGTTATAGACCTTAAAATGTTGTGGTTTCCAGTTAGCGACACGATTTCTCAATATATTTTTGACCTGCTCTTGTGTCATAAAGCACTTTTCACCAATGGTCACGAATGCTCCTTTACCAGCGTTTCTGCCATAGGTTTGCACTCTTTCAAGGTTGATGACTTTGATAGCATCGTAAATTTCTTGTAGTTGTTCGGGTGTTGGTTTATTCATAGTTCTGACATTATTAATATTTCGTTTGTATTTTCTTTTTTTGCCTTTCGCATAGCCATATAAACATTGTTTGCAATTCGTTGCTTGAATTCCATTGCAGCCTCTATAGTTGCGAAATCTTCGCTCCAGTCTTCTGCTAATTTGCTTTTGTTCTTTAATCGTTCAACAATGCCAGAGATTATACTGGTTATTTGGTGTACTTTAATTCCGAAAACCATAGCACATTCAACTGATGTAAGACCACTATTGTATTTCAACCATACATCCCAATGTTGTTGCGTTATTGTAGCAGGTTTTGGAACGTGAATATAACTATCACATATTGCTCTGCCAAGTTTGCGTTTCTTTTTAGTTTTTTGCATTTTCCAAATTGAATTTAAGTAATACAAGTGCAGAATGAATAGCCTCTGCATTATGACCTTTATGCGTAAGTTTTGCGCCTCCTTTTGGGGTGTAGGCTGCTGGGTTAATTCTATACCCAAATAGTAAGCGTTGGATTAGTGCTTTCATTTTGTTAGTTGTTAGTTTATATTCCTGCTTTAAGTTTAAAATCGTTAAGTATTTCTACAAGTTCATCAATGTTGTCAATAGCCCATCGTTGTGTTTCAAAAACAATATATTTACCTGCTCCATTATCTTCCATAAATATTTTTAATTCTTGAATATTATTGCTTGATTCATCACATTCTTGGGTGTAAACTACTAATACTCGCTCTACTTCTGCTTTCATTTTGTTAGTTGTTAAATTAGATATTACCAGTTATTGCAATAGCATTCCCATAGTTATAATGTGAATGTGTTTTAGTTCCAGTTTTGAAAAAACTAAAATTTTTGTCATAATAAACCATTACTCCACATCTATCCCAACATCTTAATGCTCTCACAATAAATTTATTGTCTTGAACATTACATACTACACCAGTTTCAATTATTCCATTTTCTTGAAATGTCACTGTTTGATTAATTTCTACGTTTTCAAATTTTCTTGCTTTCATTATGTTAGTTTTAAAAGTTTCGACAAACCTACAACAATATTTTATTAAAACAAAATTGTTTGTTAATTATTTTTGTTTTATGTTTGCGGAAATTTAAAACTAACATTATGGAAACAACATTAACATTGCATTGGGAGTACGAAGAAACCGATAGAGAAAACAACATTAGAGGCGGTTGGGTGCTAATTGACACTACCAATGGAAACAAACAAGTGCATTTAAGCGCAAAACTTGAAGAACTTATAAATGAAGAATTAAATCCAGAAAATTTTTAACTATGAAAACAAAACCATCCTTAATTTTATGGGCTATATCAGCCCTATTTATGTCCTTTTGGGCAATCAAATTCGCAATGACTGGGGTTTTCTTTGGAAATTCCGAGTTACTTACCTTTACTTTATCCTTTTGCGCCTCGCTAACAAGCGCGGTGTGCGGTGCAGGATTTATGCAACAATGGATTAAGAAATGAAACTGCTTTACAAACCAACAAATCTATCCTGCGAATTCATAATTTCTGATTTCGCGAAAAGCGAAGGGGTGCAGAAAGTTATAGGATTTTCACGGGGTTGGCATCACTACAATAGCATTAGGCTTGGTATTCGCAAAGAGGAAAACTATTGCGTGTTGTATTTTTATGCTTATATTAAAGGGCAGCGCATCATACAACGGTTAGGTAGATACCAAATCGGTGACCTTGTTAAAGTTCGTTTGCATTGGGGATATTACATTGAATGCAAGGCTAACGATGGCTATGCTTTTAGAGTAGCACCAAAGTGTTCTTTTCCGATTGGGTACTTATTGTCGCCTTACGCAGAGAAAGATGGTGTAGAGGGCATAGAAGTGCCTTTAAATATTGAGATAATGAATTTAAAAATTGATTAAAATGGAAGCAAAAGAAAAAGCAAAAGAATTAATTGATA